TTATTATAACGCAAAGCATACTCATCACACAAGTTAAGACCATGCTTAATTAACCAATAGGCATTATGGATACTATCCAATGCCCACTTGGTACAGGGATGATTGCGGAATGCTCCTTTCTCGGTCTTGTAAGGGGTTCCATCTGCCTTGGGAAGAGTTCCCTATCCATGCCCCCACTTCTCCGAGGCAACAATAGCAAGCATCTGGCAGGCTTCTACAGGCATTTTCTTTTATAATGTAATTTTTGGAAATGATTTTGGTTATTATTTCATTTCCAAGTGGGGTCAAGTAAATAAGAAAATCCATCAACCAAAAGTAGAGTCTGGTTCCATAGCAATATAATAGCAAATATTATATTTACTGTTGGAAAATTGTGACAGTAGTTTGGATGAAATCACAACTTCATATGTACCAGGAATAATTTTAATATTTTCAACTTTAAAATTAAACACAAATTCGTTATTAGTTTCTCCTACAATGATAGAATATTCATTTGAAGTATCATTCTTTTTATCACGGACAACCAAACGAATAACACCATTTTCTCCTATAGCAGCAAGATCTGGTAATTGGTATACTGCTGCAGCCTTAAGTAGTTTGTCAAGTTGCGAATGCTCCAAATTAAAGCATACATCTTTTGATGGAAGTTCAATTTGTTTTTCTGGAGGAGAAACAATTACTTCAGGATCGGCAAAGAAATATTTTGCTTTTCTTTTTCCTTCTTTAATAGTTACATACGAATCATTACTGAAGTCAAGATCTGGATCTTGGTGAAGATTCAATCCATTCAGAAATTGATTGAGATCGTAGATAGCAAAATCCCTTGGAAATTCTTCTTGGATTTTCGCTTCTCCAAGAATGTTTTTCATAATTGAAATGGTTCTTAAGTTAGATCCATTTTTAATCAAGATGGATTGGTTAATTGATGCAAAGTTTTTTAGGACTGTAATAGTTTCTTCAGAAAGTTTCATAATCACTTGTTTTCAATAAGGTTTAGATGATTGATCAGGAGGATAGTATAATGAAGTACTTTAAAGAGATCGGCACGAGGAGTTCCTTTAGTATCATAACGATCAATATACTTGGTTACATTACCAGCACAAAATCCTTCACGACGATTATGTTTGATCTTATCCAGTGTTTGTTCATTTCCGCCGCCAGTTCGATCTACATAGTGCTGTCTATATGTGCCTTTAATATATTCTTCTAGTTGTTTTAGGATTTTATCTTCATTATATTTCCAGAATCCATTATTGTTTGTTTGACCAAGAGTAAATGTGTCTGAATTAAATCCCCCAATCACATCAATTTTATTTAAATATGCATCACTCATAAGTGTATTCATTCCATTTTCACCAAACTTGATAAATTCGGAGTTATTGTCATCTCCATACGAAAAAGAAAATGTTTCTGGCATTTCAGACATAAATTACAATACTAGTGTTTGGTTAATATCATCTCATATTTTTAGAGATCGGTCAAGAGATCATTTTGCTGAATCCTTTGATCTTCTCCACTTTAATCACTCTATCAAATTTGTCAATCAATTCATCCGTCTTATGCGATATCACAAAAATATTTGAATCTTGAATAATATACTTAATAATTTTAGTAAATTGGTCAGTACCAGTAAAGTCCAAAGAACTATCAAAAACTTCATCAAGAATTAAAAGATTAGTGTTGACAGAATTTTTCATTTTTGCAATTTCTCGCCAAGTGAATAAAATGGCAAGATTAATTCTCATTTTCTCACCTTCACTAAAAGATTCATAAGTAAAATCTTGATGGATGGGAGTTTTAATATTTTCATTGAACTCTTCATCAAAATTAAAGTTTATATAAAAATCCATCATATTCAAATATTTGTTTATCTGAATCATTCATTAAAGGAAGATATTTTTTAATTACCTTTGCTTTAATTCCACCATCCTTTAATAAATTATGAGAAAAATCCAAATATTTCAATTCATCTTTAATTTTTGCACTACTTTTTCTAATGTCCTCCAACTGATTTTTTAATTCTTTTAACTTTTTAGTTTCTTTACTTTGATATCTTTATTTTGTTTTCAATTTCTTTTATTTCTTTTTCAATTATTCTTATTTGCTTATTGTTATTAGAAATTTTTATATTATTTTTTGTAATATCATTAGAAATATTAGTTATTTTCTTTGTAAGATCTAAAAAGTTTTTTTCTCTTTCCTCTTCCTCTTTTATAGTTTGTAAAATTTCATCATATCCACTTTTTAATTCCTTTACTTTTTTTAGTGTTTCATCAATTTTTGATTGTTTTAATTCATCATCAATTTTTTGAGTGCAAGTTGGGCAGACATTATTATCACTAAAAAACTTGTGTTCATCAACAACAGAAGAAACTTTCTGTGATAATTTTCCTTTTAAACTTCCCAATTTTTTTAACTTTGATGTCGCTTCAGAATATTGTTTTGCACTTTCTTGTAACTCTAGATTTTTTTCTTCGTTAATTTTAATTTCATTGAACAAATTATTAGTTTCTGTTTCAATATCTAAAATCTTCTTTTTATTCTTTTCAATATCATCCTCCCCATTCTTCTTTATATTATCAATAAACTCTTTTTGCATTTCAATTTTATCTGCTGTCATACTTTCAGATAATAAAAGAGTTTTGATTTCTTCATTATTCTTTCTTATGTTGTCCTTTATAATACCATTCATAGCAGAAAATATTTTTATATCCAAAATATCTTCCACAATTTCTCTTCTATTTGAAGAGGATAATTGCATAAATGGAACAAAAGACGCATTACCCAAAATTACAATTTGAGTAAAAGACTTATAATTTAGTTTTAATATAGTTTCTTCCAAATATCTTTGCTGATCATTTGACGCTGCGGATTGATTCTGAATGGTTCCATCAATCCAGATCTCAAAAATATTTGGTTTAATTCCCCTAACAATTTTATATTGTTTAGAACCAATATCAAATTCAACAGTTACCAAACAATCTTTTTCATTTGTAGAATTTACTAATTGTCCTTTATTAATTTTTCTAAATGCCTTATTAAAAAGACAAAAACATATGGCATCTAACAATGTACTTTTGCCAGATCCATTTGATCCTATTATAAGAGTAGTTTTCGATTCTAAAAGATTTATTTCTGTTTCTTGATTTCCTGATGATAAAAAATTACGATAGGTTATTCGCTTGAATAAGATCATAGTCTCTTGGTGGTATTACAAATTCATTTGGGGTTATTATGACATAATGATATCCATACAACTCACAAGTTTTTACTGCAAGTTCATCTTCTACTTCAACTACTGACATTTTTGGATAATCTTCTGCTTCCAGAAGTCCTGCATATCTTTCAGCATCATCATAATCAACAAACAAGTATAGAGCCTTTTCTCCTTCTTCGTCAATTACAGAATAAGCTCCTTCATCCTCCTTCCCTTCTATTGTTAGAATAAACATCAGACTATCTCTAAGGCTTCCTTATAAGTATCTTTTAATATTTTTTTGATCATATCTTTATTTAAGTCAAATTCCGATTCTTCTACGTATTTATTCAAAATAGTCAGAGTGTCTTCAATTTCCACATCAGTATAATCTACGAAAGAATCTTCAACTTCATAATTTTCAATTATTTTTAGTTCAGAAGGATTTTGTTGCACTAACAAATTAATAAAGTTATCAAATTTTAATTGATCTTCTTTTTTTACGAACTACAACTTTAATCATTTTATTCGAAACAGAAGAATAATCCATATTTGGAATATCATCATCATAATAAATTTTTTCAAACATTGAATATGGATTTTTTATAAATTCCAATTCATAAGTTTCAGTATCAAAATAATGAAATCCTCTAGAATCATTTACATCAGACCAAAACATTTGATATGGATTTCCCAAATAAAATACTTTACCATCGTCACTTCTAGTGTGATAGTGTCCAGAAAAAACTCTATCAAATTTATTAAAAATATCCTTGCTCATACCATCCTTATTTACGTGCCCTGGATGAGCCATAAATCCATTTAATTCCAGATGTCCAAATACAACCTTTGCATCGGTTTTGTTCAATAGATCAAGAGTTTCCTTTTCGTTGTCACTGCATATCCAAGGAAGACAAACGATATCCAATTCGCCAATAGTGAATTCGGATGGAGATGATATTTTTATAACATTGGAATATTCATTCAAAAGAGAATCAATTGCATTGATCTCATTGGTATTTTTATAATATGCATCATGATTTCCTACAATATTATAAACTGTTATTCCAAGATCCCTAAATTTATCATAGACATTAGTTTTTGCCCATTCAAGTGCCCAATAGTCTATTCCTTTTCTACTATCGAAGGCATCTCCAAGGTGAACAACAGTTTTAATATTATCTTCTTTTAATCTTTTGAAAAAAATATCATTATAAAATTTTAGAAAATAATCGTGAAAAGATTTATTTGCTTTTCTAAAATTATAGTGGGTATCAGTTATCAATCCAATTTTCATTGATATAATTTACTTTGAACATTATCTTTGATCGTATTATAGTCTGAACTATTATATCCGTCATCATCCACGGTAAACACTTGTTCATATCCAGTTCTTTCTAGAATTTTTTCCTTAATCTCAATTTGTTTCTTTTCTTTTTGAATTCTTCTCAAGAAAGCATAATAGACAATTTGAGTAAAATAAGCAAATGGATTTGTTTTACTTACATCAAAATTATTGATATATTGAACACAATTTTCAATTCCATCACTTATCATATCTTCCCTGAACATATAGTTGACGAAATTAGGACGATATGATAAATGTGTTGCTATTTTTAAAAAGCAGTCTCCAAGATAATTAGGTATTCTTGGATTGGGAAGACCTTTCTTTTTTGCAGCATCCACCTTCTTTTTGTATACTACAAGAGCTTCGTGAAACTCCTTGTTATTTACATAATGTGGATTTTTCTTTTCTCTATTCATTGAGGTACTATTAGTTATTTTTATTATAACAAATTTACCAGATAAATCAAGTATTGACAAAGAAAAGTTACTCAACTAGAATCACTCTGTTAGGGTTCAAGATAAATTATATCTTCAATTAGATCTATAAAGTTTTTCTAAAGATACTCTTGCTTCTGATACAGAAGATAGATATCCCATGTTAGGAGTTATTTCTGTTAATCCAGAATTTCTATCTTTTTCTCTTACAAATTTCTTATGTATTCTTATAATACTTTGATCTACTACTTCAGTGATAGTAATAACTTTGTCCATATCTATGATAAACATAGAATCATTACTTAATTTCATCCAAGGGTGAAGTTTAAGTCCACTTACTCCTAATTGCTTTATAGCAATTGTTTCCATAATAACAGGATTATCAAGTATTAAGATAGTTCTATCTTCTTCCTCGCAAGGACATACTTTAGAAAAGATTTCTTCACCTGATATAAGT